ATGGTTTGCATAGGCTCAGCTGGTTTTGCACCCTTGGTTACGGCGTTCTCCATTTCTTGTAAATTTTTCCCACGGGACATTTGAACTCTCCGAATTACCTTTTGTATAAGCTGTTTTTATTTATATAATTAAAGATTTGCTAAGAAATCTTGAAAGACGTTCAATTTTTGTTCGTCTAACTTTTTTTGATCAACTAAAGTGTTAATCTGTTTGTAAGTCTTTGATGCAAGGCGTTCACGAATGATGCCTCCATCCCAAACCCACTCTTTTCCTTCCATAATTCCATCTACAAATGCATCTGGAGCAGAAGGATCTGCAACGATATCAGCAGCAGTAGCAAGAGTAAAATCTTCTCCTACCACACTGTATCCTTCGTTAGTTTTATTTAAAGATCCTATACCTCTTGATGAAACACCAAGTTTAACACCTTCACCCAATAAATCAGATGCGATCTTACCCATTGGAGTGCTAAGAATCTTTGCTTTTCCTATAAAATTATTTCCACTCTCTTTGAGGGAGACAATTTTATGAGAAACTCTGTCAAGATTGACAGTCGGGCCATCTGGATGACCCAGTTCACCAAGAGCTCTACCTTTCTGAACAAAGTTTTCAGTATATCTTCCAACTTCACGAGAAAGAGTCTCCATTGGATACATTCTGCCATTACGATTTTTTATTTCACCTTGAAGGAATACTCCTTCAATAAACAGATTTTTCTTACCGTTGCGGCTCTCAACAATAACTTCAACCTGTTCTATTTCTTCTCTAATAAGTTTCATTATTGAGCTCCTGATATTTGAACTTGTTGTACATACATTTTTCCTGTTCCAGAATCGGTTCTTGCTGCAACTGTTATAGTTCTTCTTGCTTGACCTGCGGTTGTAACTGCATCACCAGCATAAAGAGCTCGACTATCGTGATCAATTGTTAATTTAGTTTTAAAGTCTCCAATTGCAGAACCGCCTTGGAATCTTGGGTTTTCAATTGAAACAACTTTTGCAGTTGTATTAAATCCAGTTACACCAGTTATACCAGAAATAGTTAGTACATCATCAATTTTAAAAGGATTACCCATTCCCTCTGGAAGGGAAATGACAGTTGCTGTTCCTGTTGCTACTCCAACAACTCCGATTGAACTTGCTCTACCTAAGTTCAAAGTTGCAGGGGTTCCAGCTGGAACAAAATAATCAGATGTGGTTGCAGTTGCGGTTGTGCCTATTGCTACATGAACATTTTGACTTAAAGGAACAACTCTAACAGTATCAGATTGAACTGTAAATTGAACTCTAGTTGATGATGTTCCTGTAGTAAGTGTTTGTGAATCGCCTACTGGTTGATGTGCCATTTACTCTTCCTCTTCGGTTTCTTCATCATTATCAAGTTCACCAACTGTTTCTACATCTTCTTCAGTTTCAATTTCATAACCTAACATTGTATTTGCAACAGCAGGTTTAAGTCCATCAACTCTAGTGCCAGCTTTTGCAAATAGTTGATTTTTTATTGAATCACTGATATCAGATGGAGATTCATCCGCAATAATTAAATTCATTAATTCATCCATGAGATAAAAATCCTATACCTATGTTTTATTTATATCTCGCCACCTTTGGGAACTCCTGGCGATTCTGGAGCTTCAGTGCTTGATTCATCAATATCTGGTTCACTTGAAGGTTTTCCAAGATTTCCTTTAGTTGCTTGTTCAGCTGCAGACGCCAACATCATCTCCTGTTCAGTAGGTAAAATGATACCAGCTTTCTTTTCAGCATCCATTATCTTATCCTGTTCTACAATCTCAGAATCAGTTTGACGTAAAATCTTACGACGAATATAATCCACAGAATAGTATTTTCCAATATAAGGATCAGCGGTTGCTAAAAGTCCAAGTCTTTCTTGCATCAATTCAGAATCCTTAAGTTCTGCAAAATGATTATCATATAAGAAATCGTATTGAATATGATCACTCATTCTTTCCCATTCTTCGGGAGTTACCACATTCTTAAGAATTAGTTGAGTTTTAAGTATGTCATGGAAAAGATTACTAAATCTCTTTCTCATTCTTCCAACAAACTTCGTGAACTTAAGTTCATCTCTTAATATTTCTGATGATCTACCTAAACTAAAACCACTATTATCTGCCATACGAGACTCAGGAACGTTCAAAGAACGGAAAAGTTTCTTTTGGAAATACTCAACATCAGTAAGTTCTCCTAAATTTTGTCCGCCAGGCAATGTAGATATTTCAGTTCCACGACCACCTTCTCTTCTAGGAAGCCAAAAATCTTCCATCATTGACATATATTTCTTATCATCACGAACCTCACCAGTAGATGCATCATAAGTTAATTTATTACGATACCTAGACATTACCTCACGAAGATATTGTTCGGCCTTTGCTTTTGGTAAATTACCAACATCAATATAAAATATTCTTCTTTCTGGAGCACGAGACATACGATAGATGACTAGTGAATCCTCAATCATTCTTAATTGATTAAGTGCTTTAATTGCTTTTTGTAGATAAGAAAGAACTGTGTGTTTGTTACGATCTACTAAACCTGATGTGCAATATGCAATGGCGTCTTTTGCAAATTTAACTGCGTCTTTTTGTTGACCAGAAACAGCTACAGATCCATATTGATTTTTCTGATATGAATTGGGTGTGTATATAAAATATTCTGAAAGGCCTGGAAATTCAGCATCAAGTGGATTTCCGTCTAATCCTGGCCTAGCATTATTTGTATATTGTATTGCATTCGCACCACCTTTTTTCTTTTGTTCTCTTACATATTTAATTTTAAGTGCATCAATATATCTAAGTTCTTTAATTCCTTCCTCTGGTTTTTCTAAATCTATGACTTTATGATAGTATATTCTTCCATCTACATACCAATTACGAAATATCTCATGAGCTTTCTTATCAAAGTCCAACATTTCTTTGATGTACTGAAACTCTTCACGAATAATTGTTTTAACTCTATCTCCAGTTTTTAAATTCTCAAGATCAATTTGAATTGGTGAATCATTTTGATCTGCAACTATTGCTTCGCATAAAATATCTTCTATCGCAGAATCAACTTCGGGATGAAGTGCCATCTCACGATATCTACGAATTAAATCATATTCTGTTTTAAATACTCCCTCTACATCTAAATATTGACCATAGAATCCAGACGCCAAATAATAATCTGCCCCGTCCTCATTATTTTGAGGAACAGGGGAGACTACTGATTTAGACGGTTTCTTATATGAATCATCAATCGAGAAACCAAATAGTTGTGCCATTGTATAATTATACCTTTACTGGTATTTATATTATAACTTAAACGGTGATAAAAATCAACCGAATGTTCCTGATTCAGATGGATCTGGTGAGAATGGTAATGAACCAACACCACCTTTAACTGTCCAGAAGATGTAATTAAATGTTACTTGGAATTCTTCTATCTGATCAGTTGCACCGTAATCCAAAGGAATGGAACTAACTGCATTTGGATAAATTCCTTCAAAGTCATACTGTCTTAGAACTGGAACATCAATACCACCACTCATGTCTTTACCAGAATTCTTGGCATTTCTACCTAACTGGAAGACTTCAGCTTTTGTTTGATAGTCAGCTGGGTTAATATCTCCACCAGCAAATTGTAAATCATTAATTTTATTTGACCACTGTTCAAACACATCTCTGAGATTGAAAGTTTGATCATTAATAATAGTTACTGTCCAAGGATCAAATGTACGATCCCCTGCGACTGGAAGAACACGACCTCTAAATGGAACTGGAATGTTACCAATGTTAGATGCTGGTATCTCAGCAGCCTTAGTCATGAATCGAATATCACGTTTATATTCACCAGAAGAATCTATTACCCCTGATGGAAGTTCAATGTTAACCTCAAATAAGTTAGATCGGGCCCCGCCCCCAGTCATTCTATCTCTAAAAGCAATAATACTTCTATCAGAAAAACTTCCTATTTTGTCTGCCATTTTCTTTTTTAACTCCTTTTGTTATTTAGATGGAAATTAATTAAACTCGACCAGCGACTTCAGAGAAACTAACCCCTGTTCTTGTCGCAACGAATGTAAGACCGATGAAGTTAATAGAACGAGCTGGTTTGATAAAGATATCAGCCTTAAACTCATTTGCATCAATTACATCTGGTGTGTTGTTTGTTTCATCACAAATAACAAGGAAGTCTGAAACACCTCTCTTGGATTGAACCCCACGAAGGAATGGTTCAACAATATTACGGAAGTTTGCTCTCGTAATTTCATCGTTAAACTCAAAGAGTTGAGTTCTTGCAGCGATTTCAATTCTCGCTTCTAAGTTCAAGAATAAACGACGAACGTTAATTCTATCAAAAGCGGAAGCAATTGCTAATCCTGTCTTATCACCAAATAAGAGGAATCCACCGCCAGGTGAGAATATAACAGGGTTAATTCTCTTCACATATAAAGTATCTCTCTGTACTTTATTAGGATTGTATGCAAGTTTGACTGTATTGAGTATGTTTCCTCTTTGAGGCCCAGCAGGTGAGAACCAAGGGAACTGTTCCTCAGAAGTTCTTGCCATCAATCCAGCAATGTCACCGTTAAGTGGCATAAATCTGAATGCATTATTAAATCTATCAAACTGATACTTGTAACCAGAATCAAATACTGCAAAAGATGATGATGTAATTGGATCATAGAACTGAACAACGTTAGTTGTTTGTGTCTTCGCACTCGTTACATTAACAACTGTCTCTCTATTTGGAGAAATAACTGCTAAACAATCTTTTCTTTGTTCTGCAATCGCAATTAATTTATTTGCTTTTGCTTGTGACTCTGCTTGATTACCTGTAATGCCAGGGCCTTGAAGTAAGAAATTGACTGCATACTCTGCTTCATTTTCAAATACTTCATAACCACCGATTATATTTCCTAATGAACAAGAGTAACCACCCTCTGTACTTACACCAGAATAGTCTTTACCACCTTGTAATTCATAAAGTTTGTTACCTACAAAGTTAAAATCAACTCCTTCAGCATCTTGTCCCCAAACATTAGCAGTAGATGTAGGTGTAAATGCAGTTAGAATACCAGATGCGATTGTTCCGTTTCCAGTTGAAACTCCAACATAGAAGTTATCAGAATTTTCTGCAATGAAGTTCTTGTAGTAAATTGCACTACCAAAAGAGTTTTTAGCATCTTCTGCCTTAGATAAGAATGCATTTTTCTCAAGAATAGCACCTGTTGTTCCAGTAATTTTTCCAGAATCGTCGATAACTACAATGTGAAGTTCATCGTTTGTACTATTTCTTGCAGCTGCGTATCCACTTGTGCCTGGTTTTTCAGCAATCTCTTTCCACTGTAAAGCACCAGTTGATAGTTGAATATACTGATTATCATACCAGTCATCAACTTGGAAGATTGTTGCACAAGTTGAAATACCAGCGTCAGGGTTTGCGATAGTTGAAGAACTACTTGAAAATAGAACGCCAGGGCCAGGTAATGTGTTACTTGTCTTTGTTCCTGTTGTAAATGCGAATATTCCATTCTCTGTGTAGTCAACTGGGAAAATTGTTCCAGCAGCAGATACACGGTTTACGACCTTAACATCAACTGTACTTGCACCAACACCAGTAACAATACCTTGAATGTATCCATCTGCTGTTGATGTTGTGCCAGGGCCAACAATTGTTCCACTGATAGGTTGTGTAACACCCATACCAACACTAACATTTGTTACTACATGAGGAGTAACGTGAAGTTGTTGATCTGCAGCACCGTCAATATATGCAACCTTTAATCCATTTGCATAACTGCCTGGATGTCTTGCAGCTAATCTGTATGAAACGTTGTCTTCGTAATTATTTTGATAATCATCGAAAGATTTAATCTTAAGATTTGAAGTTGATCCAATACCTGTTGGATTTGTTGAAGGCATACCTCCAACGTTTGCGTTATTTAAATTTGCACCATCTGCTCTAACGACTCTTAATACGCCACCATACTGTAGATAGTTTGCAGCAGTGTACCAATATTCGTATTGTCTATCATTTGTTATTGGTTTTCCAAATAGATCGATCATATCTTGCTCATTCTCAATAAGCAAAGGTTCCAGTACGGGGCCTCTTTCAAAAGGCCCTACTATTGCACCTGTCTGATCACTAATGGAGTCAATTCTACCAACCGTAAGGTCAACTTCCCTAACCTTAACGCCTGGAGATACTAAACCTATGCCAGCCATGTTTTTCTCCGAAGTTCCACAATGTTTTTCTAAATTTATTTATAAATTGCTACCCCTTCATATGGGGAAACATGACGTGAACTCTACCAATCAGGATAAATGTCTAATATATCTTTCTTTTTTTTATTCTGAGAAACTCTTTTAATTGAACATCTTTTGCACTCATAAGCATAAGCAGATGGTACATTTCCCCTATCTTTTCTCGTTTTATAAAAATCATTTATCAATTCTTTTGTCTCACCACAAACTTTACATTTCCTTTGTTTAAAAAGTAAATGCTCTAATTCAAACTGATCTTCTATATTCACTCTTCTATTTCAAAGAACCATTTAATAGACTTAATGTAATCAAATGTACAACCTATATCTTTATCACAGTTGACATCATACTTTCTGTCACATAAAAACTTTCTAAGATCATAGACAGAATCGAATCTTCCTTTATGTCTTTCTTGTTCATCGTATAAATGATATTTCATATGCCGTTCCAAAAGGTATCTACTTGAGTAGTTTGTATATTTCTTGATATAATATACAATCCTACGTTACATAGAAACCAAAAAGCATTGGTTATCCATGCTTGTCTCCAACAGTATTTTCTATTTGTCTGGACAATATAAAGACTTCTCTCGTTGTCTTTAACAAATTGTTCAAGAACAAATGAAATTGCACATCCTATTGCAAAAACATAAAACATCAAGTTTAGAAAACCTGCTGAGGCTAATAAGAATGAAATCATTTGTACTCCCACATGTAAGATCTGTCACCATATTCATCACTATACCATCTATCTCCATCTCCGTCAACAAAACT